ACATCATACGAAAGTACCAATTATATCAAAAAAAAGAATTTAGACAGAGTAAAAGAAATTATGTCAGAATGCTATGGAGAGAAGGAATTAAGCGACTACACTCCAAAATTCGACGCACTCGACAACGTACTACTCTACGCAAAATCAAAATTAAACATAACCAAAGAAAAAGGAGAAAACGAACATGAATAAAAACAAAGCAAAAAAGATTAAGCAAAAATTTGCAGAAGAAGCCGCAAAGACCGATGTAAAAAAGTATATGAAAGAAAACAACATCGAAGATAGACCGAGCATTAAAGAAATCTATTGTGTCGTAGATAGAAAGATCGGTGTAATCGACGTCTTCATTGCAAACAACGAAGATACTGCCATCCGAAGTTTCAGCTCTGCTTGTCGCAACCAGTCGATGGGTAACAGCTTGGCAGAATATCCGGAAGATTACTACCTGACAAATCTTGTAACTATTGCAGAGCAGAACGGCTACAATAAAGTAATTGCATACACGGAATTCAAACCTATTGCCGAAGCGAAAAGCTTTGCACCGGTAAAGTCGAAACTTAATCCGGAAATCGTGACAGCAGTACAAAAAGTAGCGAATAACAGATAATATTAACATCAACATCACTTACAGAAAGCACAGTTCATAACTGTGCTTTTTTTTACCAAAAAGGAGAAAACAATGAGCGACACAGACCACAGAATATTCAGAAGAACGGCCGGAAACAACCGGCTGATCAACGTACGCGGCAAAGTCATGCGCGGCGGAACCAGACTTTAACAAAAATAACAGAAAGGAAAAAAAATGAAAAACCTCAAAAATATCTTAACAGAAATTGTGAAAATCGGCGGCTGGGTAGTTGCACTTTGTCAATTCATGATCGATAACTTCGTATAAGGAGAAACACCCATGACATCAAAAGTATTCAGAAAATTAACCGAAGAGCAAGAAACAATAGCACCAGGACAGACGTTCGACTTGGACTATACCTTAACAAAGGCGGGGAGAACATACAACCTATATGACAGTATTCAGGAAGCAAGAGAAGATACCGAAATCGAACCAACACTCAAAAAGTACGGTTGTATCGACCGAATGATTATCAACATACCGGACATATACGCAGACCTTAGAGGGATGAACGATCTTAAATCAACAATCGAAAGACAGAAAAAAGGTCAAAAGATATGGGACAACATGCCAAGAGAGGTAAAGGAAGAATTCAACAACAACATCTACAACTTCATGGACAATGGTATGGAATGGGCACAGAGAAAGCAAGAAGAACAGACGGCCGCAATCATAGCAGAACAAGAAGCACAGAAAGGAACCAACAATGAATAGAAACACAGTCAATCTTTTTGCAGAAGAAGCAACAATCGAAACAAACCGGTCACATTGGTCGGAAGAATGGACACACAAGACGAGCTTCAACAATGGTGACCTCGTACCTATTGCGGCAACAAGCGACATATTGCCGGGCACGACCATCAAGAATAGAACATCAGTATTAGTTCGTATGAGCACACCAAAATATCCCACTATGGATACTCTAGAGGCCGATACATATTGGTTCTGGGTACCGTGGTGGCACATCTGGAAAAATTCAAAGGCCTTCTTTGGCGAGAACGAAAAGGGTGCGTGGGTTGCCACGGCAGAATACAGCATTCCGAAAATCCAGATCAATGAAACGGCTGTCAGCGTACACAGTATTATCTCGTATATGGGAATTCCGCAGGGCTTAAAGAACTTCACTGTTAATGCTCTCAATGTACGAGCGTATTGCCGGATTTATAACTATTGGTTTAGGGATCAAAATCTCATAGCACCTTTGGACTACAGCGACGGGGACGAAACAGTCGAATATTCTCCGAATAATCCTGTCAATGGTGGTCAGGTTTGCAAAGTAGCCAAATTCCACGATTACTTTACAAGCGCATTACCGGATCCGCAGAAGTCACCTTATGGAGCCATAGAACTTCCGATCGGAACGGAAGCACCTGTCAAGATCTACGGAACCGGGGATCCGGTATACTTGGATATCAATGGTGGTAACCGTAGCCCATGGTTACAGAATAGAGATAACGGCATTGTTGCTCAGCATCGTTTGATGTGGAATGGTACTTTAGCTGAAGGTCAGGTAACCTTCTCCAATAATTCAGTTGGAGCTGGGGACGTAGGCCTTCGAGGCGTAGCGGATTTAACTTCTGCTACGGCGGCAACAATCAATGCGTTGCGACTGGCGTTTGCAACTATGCGCATCTTTGAAAAAGACGCAAGATACGGCACCAGATATAACGAAGTCGTGCGTGGACACTTCGGTGTAACATCACCAAACGCATCACTTCATGTACCTGAATACTTGGGCGGAAGCCACTTCTTTATCAATGTTGAAACCGTACTCCAGAACAGCAGTACAAACGAAGAAAGTCCGCTTGGTGAAACTGGCGCGTTCTCTGTAACGTTCGATACCAACGATGACTTCACAAAGTCTTTCACAGAACATGGATGTTTGATCGGACTGATTTGTGTCAGAGCAAGACACACCTACCAACAGGGTGTTGCAAGACAATGGACAAGAACGTCTAGACTTGACCTGTATTGGCCGTCGTTCGCACATATCGGCAACCAGCCTATCTACAATAGCGAAATCTACGCTACCGGTACGGCAAAGGATAATGAAGTATTCGGATATAAGGAAGCATGGGCAGAATACAAATACACACCTTCCATGGTTAGCGGTATGCTCTCAAGCCTGCATACCAAGCCTCTGGATTCGTGGCACTATGCGGACAAATACGACAGCATGCCGACTCTGTCACAAAAATGGATCGAAGAACCGGTCGAGTTTGTAGATAGAACACTGCTTGTACAATCAGACGCTACAGACCAATTCATTGCAGACATAGCCTTTGAACGAGAAGTAAGTGCAGTAATGCCTTTACACTCAACACCGGGATTGATCGATCACTTCTAATGAGCATTATTAATGAGCATTATCGATGACGAGTGCAAAGATGTAGACGAAAGACTCGAAAAGGAGATTGAGGAAAGAAACAAATGCTTCAATCTCCTTGACAAGTTCACTCTATTATGCAAAAAAGAATTCGGAGAAAACACAATCGTAACATATAAACAAAAGGAGAACAAACAATGGTTTGGGGAGAAGCAATCGGAGGCATTGCGTCAGCTGTTGGCGGACTGGTCGGAGGCCTAGGCGCAAGCAGCAGCAGCAGCAAAGTAGCCAGACAAAACATGAAAGACCAACTGGCATGGAACAAGCTTGTTGCACAAAACCAATACAAATGGATGGGCAAGCAAATGGACGAAATGGGCATCAACCCTATCTTATGGGCAGCCAACGGCAATAGTCCATCATCCGTACCATCTCTTAATCCTCAATTGCCGGACACTTCCGGAATTGCAGCCGGTGGATCCGCAATAGGAAACGCAGTCAATACGGCACTGAAGATATACACAGACACGCAGCGCATTAACAATGAGAACAAAAATACAACCGCAAACATAGCATTAGCGGACGCTCAGGCATTAAAAACCATGAAAGAAGCGCACATTATCGGGAAATACGGAGCCAAACAAGCAGCAGCGAACATTAAACAAACACTTGCAACAGCAATGAGAAACAAAAACGAAGCAAACTCAATTAACGCAGGATCCGTTATCGGGAGAGAAGCGGGCAATGCACTAGACACCATAGCTACGGCAATAAAAAGCCGATACAAAGCGGCAACACAGAACTCGGCCGGGAAAGTATCGAGAAAACCTGATCGTATCAGGAACGAAAAAGAATTCTGGGAAAAAGTTATGTTTAGTAAATAATCTGCCACAGGAAACGGGGTTTGCGGGAGCAAAACACTGTCATGAAAAAAGGATGTATTTTCAATGAAGTGTCAGTGGGCGTAATATAATCAAGTAGAGTATTACGCCCACCGACGACGGAGCGTCGGCTATGTGTACACAACCAAAAACAATCTGGCTAGCATATTCAAGACCTATTAACTTCAACAAATTGACCGAGCAACAGCAAAAGAATATCAACAAGGCGCACTTCAAACCTTATCCAAAGTGTTATTGCATAGAGATTCCTTGCGGTGAGTGCGAAGAATGCAGGCTGGCACACGCAAATGAATGGGCAACACGTTGCACAATGGAAGCCAAGAACTGGAATTCCAACTACTTCGTAACATTGACATACAGACCAGACGCGCTTCCAACAACCAAAGAAGGAATACCAACGTTAAGACCGAAGGATCTTACAAACTTTTTCAAACGTTTAAGAAAACATAAGAAAGGAAACGAGAAATGGAAGAATATAAACACAGGGAGAACAGAGCGGCCGATACGATACTTCGCGTGCGGCGAATACGGCGAAAAGAAAGGGCGGCCGCATTACCACGTAGCGTTATTCAATTTGAAACTTGACGACCTCAAACCTTTGGGGCCGTCAGCAAAGACCGGACATATGCTCTACAAATCAAAGACCCTACAAGAGATATGGGGACTCGGCTTTGTCGTCATCGGAGAATTAACATATAAGAGCGCGAGCTATATCTCACGGTACGTCATGAAGAAAGCAGGATTACCGAAGAAAATCT